AACCACTGCTGCCATTCTTCGCTGCCCTTCTTTCGATTGCATTGCCTGCAAGCTGGCACAAGGTTAGTCGTCACAGTAGCGCCACCTTTATGGCGCGGCTTGACGTGATCTAATGTGTCAGCTGCATCTCCGCAGTAAGCACATTGATGCTGCCATGCCTCAAAGATTTGCTGCCTGAATCTATGTTTTGCACTGCGTTTCGGGATGAGGTTTGCGCCATCAATGCAGTGATCCACGCAGTGGGCTCAATAATCCCATCGTACCTTTGGCCTGCCGCGACGCATTCCTAAATGCACAAATCCTTTAGGCGCACCGTAGCCGAGCGAATACGGCCAGTTGGCATCACACCACTCTTGCACGTGGTTGATGTTGACCTCACGGATGTAGAAATCAACCGCACCAACGTCGGGTGCGTCATATAAGTGCTCGCTACCACTGGAACCACCTACTGCTGTATTGATGGCACGCGGGCGATAGCCGCTGGTGATGACCACAGGTTTCCCGCCAAACTTGACGCGTGCACGCTCAAGGAATGCCGCTAGCTCTGCTGCTGTGTCGAGCTGATATTGATGGTCAAAGCGCCGCGCTTCTTGAAATAGCGCAAACTCACCAAGCTGCACGTGCGGCGTAATACGAGTCGTAAATGCGCTATCAGTCGACAGCTTGGCTGGATTCTGCTGTTGTTCACCAGTCCATAGCCTGCCTTCTGCGCGGCGGCGACGCAGCAAGCCTGCCTCTACAGCGCTGCCTGGGTTGCGGTACAGCTCCATCGCCGCTGGTACTGCCGCCCAATCCTTGCCGACAAGGCATTTGCTGATGGTCTCAAAACCAGTGCTGCCGTAGAAGCCGGCGCCAAGGTTGTAGGCGAAGGAGATCAAAGCGCATTGCTTGTTGCCCGTCATCTCATTCCAAAACGGCACGCTGTTGCGCAGTTTTGCGGCAATACGCTCCACTTCGAGCGCCAGCAACTGATCGGCATCAATCACGGTGATCTTGTCACCGCGTTGCACCTTGCGGCCATCTGGATAGCGCGTGGTGCCGTAGCCAATCGTTGCCACATCCCATCCGTGCAGCGGATCTGGATAAGCGCTGAGATGCACACCCTCAAACTCTTTAATGAGTTTTATGGCTGGCTCATAATTATGCAACTTGCCGCCAGCCTGCCAAGTTTTGTACCAAGGCTGATCCCTACTAAAGACTTCAGGCGCAACCTTTAATAGCTCAGCCTCTAATTCAGATACAGCCGCCATTTGATGAGGCGTGCCGTGTTTGTAGTACTTAAACAGATCGGTCAGTTTGATCATCGCTTGACAAATGGAGTGATCACGCCAGCAAGAATTTCAATGGCCCTATAAATCTTGACCGCTACCTTGGCAGTTGCGCTAAGCGCCGCATTGTCTTTAGGGGTAGGGGTCAAGTTGACCACAATCAAAGCGACGCTATGAATGGCAACTGCCAACGCAATGTAATCAGCAATCCGATCCATGATCAACGAGCCCGCGGCTGCGCTTCCAGCTTAGATACCCTTTGCTCAACCGTATTTAGCCGCGTAAATGTTTCCTTGCGATCTTCTTTGATGTCGGTATGAAGCACTTCTAGCTGCGTGGCTATGTGCTCTACTGCGCTGGTCAATCGAATAACTGCATCACGCGCTTCATCATTGCGACGACTAAATCCCATTGCGCCCATTGCAGCAACGGAGATCGACGCCCCGGCGATAGCAGCGATCAGCTCGATCATGCAATTAGCTTAGCCACCTGCTAAGCTTGAGCCCTAGACCTTTTTTGAGGGATCTAGGCGGTCCAGTAGCAGCCGGCTGCGGGAAAAAAGGTGGACACCGCGTGAGGACCCACCACCGGCTACTCCTACTAGCGAAGGTGCCTAGATCGCGGCTTCTCCGCTAGCGACAGCATCGGCAGGAAGCGCAATCGTGTCGTCTACGGGTGTGGGGTTACCCCAGTTCGGGTAGTCAGGTCCGGTGATGTAGGCCGCCAGCTCGTCGGTGGTGGTGGTGGCCTCGATGGCGTCGACCTTGACGCCGGTTGCGGTGCGGATGGCTTCACGCCAGGTGCGCCACTCGGTGGGCACGGGTGTGGCGTTGTCGGTTTCGCGGATCACCAGCCAGTCACTTGGGGCGAGCAGTGTGCCGGCGGTGGTGCGTGTCTGCTGGCTCCACTGCTCCACCAGCTGGGTGTGATCTTTGGGGTTGTCTGGCCCCCAGTAGAAGCGCTGATCGTATGGCGCGGGATCTGGCACTTCAGAGATGCCGATCGCTGCACGCTCCTCGAAGGTGGACAGGCGCAACCAGTTCTGGGGGTACTGGATACCTGCGTGGGTGAAGGCCACGTCTGGGCTCAGTGGCTTGCCGTCGAGAAGAAACATGGCGATCAGGTCCGTGGTTTTAGGTTAGCCGGGTGGGCATTGAAGTCTTGTTCACTACTAGCGGGCGCGAGACTATCCACCGGCGTCCACTGGTTGCCCTGCTTACGGAAAAACACAGGGGAAGGCTTGTCAAAATCCTGCGGCTTGCTGAAATACTCAACAGCAGGCTTGTCGTAATCTTGGGTCATCGTCGATCCTCTATTCGGCGGTCATGGGGCAGGGTGTTAGCGCACCGCTGCCCTACCACATTACCACGCGCTTTCCGGCATAGAAGCGAGTAGGTCTTGTGGGGTTAGCGGGCTCGGGAATACTGGAAGGGCACCTCCGCAAATGCTGCCCATACATAAGTGTTATTTGACGCATTAATGTCGGCGTCAGAGCTTCTCAGCTTGAAACCGTTCGATAAAAGGTCGAATAAGTAAAAGGTGTCTGTGCCTTCAGCGTTAGCACGGTTGGGGCGAAGATAGCTGTTTGCGACGTTGAAGGTATTGCGTGCAGCGTCATAGATCCACCAATCCGCTACCGCGTCTGTGCGCCTCACCATGACCCACCTCGGGCGGAAATTACAGAACACAAACGGCCCATCCGCACTGCCGTTGCCGGTGTAGCTGCCGAAACTAGAGTACCCGGCTACTGGGGCGAAGCAGTAGGCGATGTAGGTAGCAGTGCTTGTATTTACATCAGCGTTGGTGCCGATACTAAACACAGTACTGGTCGGCGCAGTGTCATTCCAGTAAGTGTTGTCATCCGCCGTGGCTGCCGTGGAGTTGAGCAGTAAGTAGTCAGTCTTTGGATCACTGGTATTAGCTGCGTGATACACAGCCCAATCATTTGCGGCGCTTCGACACTTGACGATAATTAAACTCAATGCAACACCAAGCCCATGTCCCACAGTGGCATTGGCACCCGTTCCGGTGTAGGTGGCCACCGAGAACCCCGCACTGGCGTTAGCCCTGACACTGGACGTGATGGTGCCTGCGGTGTTGCTGACGGTGGAGCCGCCGGCGTCCCAGCACCAGCCCACCATTGCAGCGTTAAGGAAGTTTGTTCCATCGCCGCCCGTAGTGGAAACACTGAAGCCGTCGCTGGTGAAGGCAGTGAACCGACCAGCAGTAGCTTCTGCGTCAGTTGCATTGCTGTAGAGAATCTTGCCTGCTCCACGTACGGTATCGTTTAGCTCATGAAAGTTGGCATTTGTTCGGCTCTTTAGCCAGACCAAATCAGGCGAGAACCCCAGCCCCGAAATAGTCTGCGTGCTGCCATTGCCCGTGTAGAGCTTAACATCGAACAAGTCACTAGGCTTTGTGACTACTGGCGCCGGGAGGTTAGCCGTATTGAGCGCCTTATAGCCGCTGGGGGCGGTGTAGGCGAAACTACGAGCGCCAAAGTTGATTGAGCCGCTGACCGACCCGTCACCACCAGCAAACGCCTCAACAGTGCCCGACAGGTTGGTGAAACTCGCGCCAGTTCCGGCGGCTGGGTTGCCTTCCAGCCAAGTGCCGTTTCTGCCAAACCAAATCCGACCGTTGTCCATGTCTAAGGCGACACTAAAGATGTCGCCGCTTGAAATGGTTCCGGTGAAGATAGTGGTTGTTGTGTTGTTGTTTTGCTTTAAGATGGTAGTTGAGCCAGATGTCTGAACCTGCCAACCCGTTGCCGTAGTGCCAGGGCGTGCCGCATTGCTTGTTGAAGTAGTTGCTACGCCGCACTCCCAGTTGACTCCACTGGTGGCGCCGACAATCGATGATTCAAAATACCACTTGCCGCTAGAGACACCGATTGTGCTGTAGCAAACCCTTGTTCCTGCACTGGGGCGTGCCCAGTCAAGATTGCCGTTTGTGAGGGTGATGCCGCCGTTGTCCAGAGGATTGAGTGTCGCATAATTCCCCCTGACCTCACCCCCCACGCCCGTATCGGTCTGGCTGCCGTTGACGGGTACGTCGATCAGGCTGTCGTTGCCTGCGCCAGCGGTGACGCTGAGGTTCGTCGGGGTCCAGTTGTTGCCGTTGCCGCTGGTGTCTTTACCGAGTGCGGCAGCCGTGGCGGCGGAGTTGTCCGCGAAATCGAGTTTGAAGCCGTTGGTGCCGTAGCTACCCGTAAACTGCTTCGGCATCCACACGCCGGTCGTGGCGGAGAACTCACCGAAGCTGGTGGGGTCTAGGGCTTGGCCGTCGATGAAGTGGATGTCGGCGAGGTAGCCGGAGAAATAATTGGCGCTGTTTGCCGCAGCAATCTGATGCGCGACGGCGGTATTGAAAGTACTACTTGTAGCTGTTGCTGTGCCGACACTGGTATTGTTGACATAAAGGGTATGTGATGTGCCATTTTGGCGCCATACGAGGTGATACCACGCGGATGGGTCCCGAAAAACGGCTGTAGTGGTGAGCGCACTAACTCCTCCAAATGTCAAGTTCAGTGCGTTGCCGGAAGTAAACCCAAAACTATGGTTTGTTGAAACACCAAATAGTTGTTGAGTTGTTCCAAGCGCAGCACGCTTAACCCACAAAGACAGTGTGAACGTGTTTTGCGTTGTTGGCGTCCCGAAAGTACGGCTGAGTACAGCCGAATCCGCCGAGTTAAACCGCAGGCTGCGGCTGATGGTGTAGCCGCCTGCATCAGCCGTTGCGAGCAGCAGGGGGTTGGCGCTTCCGGGAATCATCAGCTCAGGTTGGTGATCAGAGTGGCGGTAATCTGCGTCGTTGACTGCACGGCATACACCAGGCAGCTACGGGCGTTTGCGGTGCTAGTCACAGTTGGTGCGGTGCCGCCCGTGAAGTCCCAGGAGCTTCCATAGGCCAAGGTGCGTCCGCCCGTGCCGTCTTGTGTAATCCAAATGCACCCGCTTTGACCTGCGACAAGATTAGTCGGGTTGGCAAGTGTGCGATTACCTCCGAGTGTGACGCTGAAGTTATTGCTATCAGCAAAATCAGGTGTGATCGTTGCGCCATCCGTCAGCGCCGTAATCTCGCCGCGTTGGCCCTTGGTCCAAGTCTGTGCTCCATCAAGCAAGCCGTAGCCACTGAGGTCGCTGGTTAGTGCAACCGTGCCAGTTGCATTGGGCAGCGTGATGGTTCGATCTGCTGTTGGATCAGCAACCGTCAGCGTTGTTTCAAAGCCGTCGTCGGTGCTGCCTTCGAAGATCAGTGCCCGCGTGGCACCGAGTGTGACGTCGCCGGTGAAGGTGCCGCCAGCTTTCGGCATTGCAGCATCAGCCAGGTCGTATGCCGACTTGACCGCAGTGGACGTTGCCGCCAACACCGAGCTGGTGGTGCTGGTGGAATCGCTAAGTTGCACCACGCCCGCTGCGCTGGTGCTAGCAGCACTGACGCTGATGACAGGTGTGGTCGTGCCCGTGGCGACTGAGATTGGTGCGCTGCCGGTGACGCTGGTGACGGTGCCGACGTAATCGACGCCCCACTCAAGTCCGGTGGCGGTTGCGCTGTTGGCGCGGAGCACCTGACCGTTGGTGCCAACACCGAGCTTGGCGAGTGTGGTGGACGCCGAAGCAGCGAGTAGGTCGCCTTTGGTGTAACTGCTGATATTGGTGCCACCTCGGGCAACAGCGACGGTGCCGCTTGTCAGGTTGCTGGCGTTGGCGGCTTCAGTGGCAACTTCCTCGACGGCACCTTGGACGTTGGTGCTGGCAATCGTTCCAGCAGGGGTGAAGCCAACATTCGAGGCGGTCTGAGCGACGTAGGTGCTGGATACGTCGATCTCATTCCAGCTGGAGCCGTCGCACAAGATGATGTCCGGCGGTGCCAGTGCGACTTCAGGTGCAGGTGCAACACCCGTGCCGCCGACCGCAACCACCACGTAATACGAGGTGTAAGTCGAGGAGGCGACAGGTAGGGGATCACCAGCCACCAGACCGACAGCAGCGCCGACGGTGGTGGTAGTCACCACTTCGTTCAGGTTGGCGTCGTAGGTGCCGGCAAAGATCAGCTCACCCAGCGACACACCCACGGGCTGCCAGACGTTGCCGTCCCACAGGTAGATGTTTTTGTCGAGGGGGTTAAAGAACAGCTGACCGATGTAGTCAGCAACCGGGATGGCCTCACCGATTTGTGCGGTGGAGTAGTCCGCCAGCTTTGGTGCCGTTACGGAATCGCTGGCGAGGAAGCTGGCAGAGAAGGAGCCGGTTGTGATCTTTGCCGCGTCAAGGTTGGGGATATCCGCTGCATCGAGAGTTGCGCCAGTCGATACGTGACCTTGGGCGTCGACGGTGACTTTGGTGTAGGTGCCAGCGGTGACGCTGTTGCTGTGGTTGAGGGTGCCTGAGCTAACGGTCAGACCGGAGCCGGGGACGATGATGCCCTTCGTGCTGACGGTGGCGTCAGGTAGGTCCGCTGGAACCAGTGCGCGGAATGTTGGGGCGGCGTCGACGCCAGTCTCGGGACCAGCCAAGACGACGTTTGCCGCCTGCGTGTCCATCGTGGTGGTGATGGTGGCGCTAAACGCATCGGGGTAGGCAACCGCAAACGCCAGCGGCGTGCTGTCGCTGAAGGTGATGGTGCCGATGCCTGCTTGGCGCACCCATGCGGTGCCGTCCCAGGTGTACTCGATGTTGGTGTTGGTGTTGTACCACTGCTGACCGATGAACGCGCCAGAGCCGGATGGGGTTGCAGCAGCAACGACGGCGGCAGAGTTATCCGCCAGCTTGATTGCTGTTACGGCGTCGTCGGCAATTTTGCCGGTGGTAACGGCGAGGGCGTTGATCTTGGCTTCCGTGACCGCGTTGCTGGCGATGGTGGCGGCAAAACTGCCCGTACCAGAGCCGGTTACGTCGCCGGTCAGCGTGATCGTCTGGTCGCCCGTGTTGGTGCCGGAGCTGGTACCGCTGAACGAGGAGCCGTCTGTCCAGGTGCCGTTTGCGGTGGACAGTGTGCCAAGACCCAGCGTGGAGCGTTGGGCGGCGGCGTCGGCATCATCGAGGAGTGCGCGACCTGCTGCGGTGCAGGTGATTTCTTCGACGGAGCCGGCGCCAGCAGTGCTGCGACCCAGCAGCTTGTCAGTGGCGCTGACGTTTTGGATCTTGGCGTAGGTAACGGCTGCGGCGGCTAGTTCGTCAGTACCAACCTGCCCGCTGCCTATGGCGTCGGCGGTGACGGAATCCGTTGCCAGTTGGGCAGAAGTAACGGCGTCGTCAGCGATCTTGTCTGCGGTGATCGCGTCGTTAGCAATAGCTGCTGTACCAAGCCCGGCAGCGTCAACCTTGGCGGTGGTAACGGCGCCATCGGCAAGCTCAGCCGTGTCAACTGCACCAGCGCCGACGCTGGCAACAACATTGGCGTAAGCACCAGCGCTGTAAATCTGCAGCAGTCCGGTGCTGCTATTGAAAAAGCCGCGTCCGCTGAAGTTATCGGTGCTGGGAGCGGTGCTGCCGACCGCGATGGAGCTGTTGTCACCGAGCTTGGCGGCGGTTACGGCGTCGTCAGCAAGGGCAGTGGTGCCGAGTTTGGTAGTGCTGGACTGATCCAGCTTGTCAAGATCGACGCTGCCAAGCGGGATGAGATCCAGTCCGGCGTCAACAAGGTTTTGAGCGGTGACCTTCTTGGTTTCCGACGCCGAAATATCGACAATCGGCAGTACGTCGTCTTGGGCAACCGATGCCTTGGGCAACTCGTTGAGCTGCGTAATTCTTTGGTCGGCCAAGACGTGACTCCTAAGCCCTAGTGCTGCCTATCAGTTTAATCAAGCTCCTGCGTAATCAGTTCGTCGAGCGACTGCTCCAGTTCGATGGGTTCATCGGCTTCCGTCACGATGGTGTAACCCGTCGGCTCGCCCACCAACAGTCGAATCTCGCCTGTGGTTACAAAGTCGATGGAGCAGGTGATTGCGTCGGTTGCGCTGACCTGAACACCGGCTCGGGTAACGCAGGCGGTGAACTCGTAATAGACGTTCTGGATGCCAGAGTCCAGCTCGTTGTCCGTTAGGTACAAGGCGCAGTCAAATTCGCTGCCGATCTCCGTGCGCTGGATTAGCTGGAGCATCAACAGGGGCGTTTCAATCCGACCGGATGTGTTGTAGTCAAATAGGCAGTTGATAGATCCATTCCCGCTGATAAGACCAGCGGAGTATTGCTGTTGGAAACGGTCGTTTAGGGTTGTCGTGTCGATCATCTGGCGATCCGTGTTCAGCTCGAAGCTGGTTACATTGCCCAGCACACTGAAGCGGAAGTCGCTGATGTAGACGGTAATTGTGATCGGATCGCCTGCGAAGGCATCGAGGGTGAGCTCTTGAGAGCGGTTGTTGTTTACCGCGTCGGCAAAGTTGCGGAAAAAGCGCAGACCGCCAGCAGAGTTGACGTTTACGTAAGCGGTGATGCTTGACTGGAGCGTTCCAGATGACCAAGCAGTTGGGTCAAAGCAGATCAGTTTGCGGGCGTCATTCGTTTTGATTGTGACTCGATCACCTGTCAGTAGGTTGTCGAGGGCGCTGTCGAAACTCAGGCGGTTGAGGATCGTGTTGACGTCGTTGGGGTCGATGCTGTCGGCAATGCGCCCGTAGTTAGCCTCCGTTCCACGGCGAAGGCGGACGTTGCCCGTGTTGCCGAGAAAGACAGCCATTAGAACGTCGGTTGAACAATGCCGATCCAGTCGCCTTCAACGGTGAATTGAATTGGTACAGCTGTTAGCTCGCCATTGCTAACTGCGATACTGGCGTTTGTGATGAACGCTCGAATTTGAATCGTGTCGTCTGCGCCAGTGCCGACTCGTAGCTTCAAAGTAACCATATCGCTGCGCCCAATTCTTCCTGTGTGCATAATTTTGCTCAGCAGGGAAGTGAATTCTTTATACGCAGTGTTTTCGCTGGAATCCAGTCGGTAGTACAGAAGGGTGCAGCTGCCGGTAGCGGATTTGGTGCTCGGGTGTTGGGTGCGAGCAAAATCACCAAGTGTCGTGGCGTCCAGCAGGTCCACGCTCATCTCAATGGACCAGTCGCGGACCTTGGCGACGGGCTTGTCGTCCAGGATTAGCGAGCCAGCTCGCCCGGAGTAGTAAGAGCCCATTACCCGTACACGCTGCCTTGACTCAGCTTAGCGCCGACCTATGCGACAACAAACGCACTGGAACTAAAGTCAGCCACACGGCTAAGTAGTTCGTTGTTGGGTCCGATATCGCAGGGAATGCGTACCGCCTTGATGGTGATTTCGCCCTCTTCGTCGAGCGCTACCTCGGTGACGCGGAAGCTGCGGCGGCGTTGGTCGGTTGGTGCTCCAAGCACAAAGGCGTAACCGACGTAAGCCGGTGCCAAGCTGGCAGCGACACCGTTGGTGACGGTGAGGTTGGTAATTGTCTGAACCTTGCGGTCCTTGTACACCAGTGCGGTGTAGTTGTTGCTATCGGGGATTTTGCTGAGTAGTGGGCTATTGAGTTCGCCGCCTGCTAGGACCACGCCTGTGGTGAGGTTGTCCCAAGGTGTTAGGCCGACATCGACGAGGATGTAGCTGCCAGGCTCGACGGGGACTTCGGTCGGCAGAGTCTTGAACTCGATGCCACGGCGGATGAAGCGGCGCTGGTTGATCAGGTACTTCGCGTAGAGGATTGCCTGCTCGCGGGTCGATACGAATTGGCTGAGGTCGAAGTTTTGGTAGATGGCATTGGTGTCGTCGCCGTCTTTGCGCTTGACCGTGACGCTCGCTTTGGGGCTGAATACGTCGTTCTCGTTTTCAACGTCGCGGTAAACAACAGTGGCGATCAGGTCCTGGACGGCTGATCCGTAGTCAAAGTGTTCTTCCTTGAAGCTGCCCTCGAGGATGTTGGCGCTGGTAAATAAACCGGTGGGTTTGATTTCGCGGTCGATCACGCCGTTGTTTTTGAAGGGGACAGCGGGCGCCAGCGCTTCTTGACCGTTTTTGCGTACCAGTTCCAGCAGGCTGTATCCAGCTACCTCTGCCCAGAATTCACGCCAAGGGCGCTGGTCCGCAATGACACCATCCATGAACAGGTTGTTTGCGAGGCAGAAGCGCTTGGCGTCAAAGAGCGTTGCGTAGTCGATGGCGTCTTTGGATGAGTAGCTAAGGATTCCGTCGTCGCTGCTCCACACCGTGTCGAGGAAGATATCTGGGGCGTAACAGCTGCTGTTGGTGGACAGCGTTACGGACGATTTAGATGGTCCGTTAATGATGTAGCAGTCCTTGCCTTTGGTGACGTAGGCGGTAATCGAGCGCAGGTCTTGGATGCCTTGACCGGAATAGACGCTGAGCCCCAGCGTGCTCATGTCGTTGTAGTACTGGCTGGTGTTGGTGTTTTGTTGTTCGGTGACGGCGCTGATGGCGAGTTCTGGACCTTGCTCAAAGCTGAACTGGGTGTCAGTGTCAGCGCGGACGGTCATCAAGTCCCAAGGCTGCGTACCGATGGGACGGCCTTCATCAATGTCCGGCTCGTAGGTATTAGGTTGCGGGTTAACAAATGAACCAGTAAAGGAAAAGATGTTTCCGTCTACGCTGATTTGTCGCCTCGTGCCGCGCAGTTCGATAAACGCAAATTGAGTAAATCCTTCGTCGCGCATATCAGTAATAAAATCACCGACAGGAACAAAGCGGAATGAGTACTTAGCATAACTTGCGGACTGGAAGTTCAGTCCCAAGTAAATTTCTCTGTCTTGCGCGTTTTTGACGGCAAACATGTAAGGCACTGTTGTGTACTCTGTTTCGCCTTCTCTGCGGAATAGAACTTTGAAAAAGGCCACGCGCGGCTTGATGCCGTTGTCCGAGTCGCTGTAGTCCTTGAGTTCGATTGCTTTGCTGCCGTAGCTGCGTTGGCGGCCTGAGATGCGCCGGAATAGACGCGCCCTAATTGAGAACTGTATGAAGTCGATTGGGCTGATAGTTTGGTAGGAAGCAACGCGAACTTTTATCAGCGCTTTTACCAGAACGTCAGAGCCGTCACGATCGTTGTAAGCCTCAATAATATCAAGCAAAAATAGTAATGCTTCTTGCTTGCGGTCAATGATTGAGTCGTATACCGCCTGTATGGCAGCAACTCCAGCTTGGTCAGTGGTGTTTTTGCCGTTAATTGCATTGATGCGACGACGCAGCTCTCTAATACCAGCAATACGGTTAATGTTGTTTATGTCGGTAAAGCCGCTTACGCAATCCCTGGCTTGTTCAATGCGTACGTCGCGGTAGGCGTCCACAACGTCTCGCACTGCGTCTCGACGATTTTCCCGTAGATCTTCAATCTGCTTACGCAAATCCGCGCGAAAATTAGCGCTTTGCTTTCCAGGAGCGTTATCAATCTTTGCTTGCAAATCGTTGATAACTGTTTTATAGCGTGCGCGAATTTCGTCAATCTGCTGTTTGGGAGTGCGAGGGCGCGTGTCTCCATCGAAGATATAACCGTTTGCTTTACGTATTCCTGAGGCAGCCAATGAAAAAACTACTGTGCGTGTTGTGCCATCTTCAAGGGGCCACGCAAGGCTGGTGGATGTTACCTTTCTAATTGTGTCGTCAAATTTTCCTGATGCGACATTACCAACGTGCGTTTGCAGGCGCACAAGTTGATCATTGAGGTATTCACGAAGTTCTTTGGAGTTAACTTTTGGCTTGTTCGCTAAAAACTGACGACGCTGCTTACGGGTGTAAGCGATAGAACCGCGCTCATCAATTAGTTCCAGTCCTTGCTCTTTACTGGTAGCGTCCGATAGCTTGCGAGCAACTCCGGTATCATCAATCCAGCTAACATCGCGTGCGGGATTAACAAAGGAGTAGCGAACTCCAAAGAAATTGATGCTGATCGGATCCTTTCGGACCGTGCGCTGAACATTCGCCTGTGCCTTGTCGCTAGAGGTAAGGTTCGCGTATATGCGATCAATGTTTTGCCGCGTGCGCATCGTCACGCCTTCTGTTGTATTGCTGGGATTTACAGGGTCATAACCACGCTTAAGTTCGACGTCAGAAGCAATACTTTCCAGTATGTCCCTAAACCCAGTTGCTTGCGCATACTGACTGTCTGTCAAATATGTGATCTGCTGCCCGTTTTGTGATGCACGGGCGACAAGTTTGTTGTAAGGAGCAGCGGGCGCCAATCCTCCATTGATTACGCGAAAAGTACAGTCAACATCCCCTTTGTCGATATTGTTATCTTGTCGATCCACCAGCACTAGGCGGGCGCTGCCTAATTCGTAAAGTGAGCCTGGTTGTATTTGATCAACAAGTTGACGGCGGATGTCGCTGGCAAAGTTTGTCGCTACATCTGGTTTCTCTTCAGATGGTCCGCTACCGTCGGACTTGTTACGCAAACGTGTATCGGGTTTTGCATCGCGGAAACGAATTCGTACAATATCACCTGTGACAAAACGATTGTTCGCCGTCCAGCTGACCGTGGTGTAAGGGTTGTAACCAACAATCTCAATGCCGTTTAGGTCGTATTCGGTGCCGCCAGATTGGCCGCGTGAATACAGCATTAC